TCCGCAGAAACCGTAATCCTCGACCTTTACCGCACGGGCGAAATCCGAAAAGCCTGCCTCACCATCACAGGGGGCGACCCGCTTTGGAGGGACTTGGAGCAGGAATGCGTCTTGATTCTACTGGAAAAGGACCCCGCCAAGATTCTGCAAATCCACGGGCAAGGGTACTTCAAATTCTATGTGGTGCGGTTGCTGCTGAACCTCTACCGAGGCAAGAACAACCAGTTCGCCCAAAAGTACCGTCACCACGACCTGCTCGAAGAACTTGACCCCGATTCCCCCATCCCCCAGTCCGAGTATGATTCCCTCATGGATGACCTGTGGGCCATCGCCGAAGCGGAAATGGACACTTGGGCCAAGGACGGGGCGTTCCCTTATGACAAGGAACTGCTCCGCCTGCACTTGCGGACGGGGAACATGAAGAAACTATCCCGTGACACGGGCATCCCGTACCGCTCCATCATTTACTCAATCGACCAAGCCAAGGCCAAAATCAAGGCCGCCATTCAATCCCATGGACACGCTGATATTTCCCCTGCTGATTAGTTCGCTGACCGCCCTCGCTATTGCGGAGTACCATGTCCTGCCGCAATGGTGGTACACGACTTGGCTCGGAAGGCACAAGCCGTTCTCCTGCGTCACCTGCCTGACCTTTTGGGTTGCGGTGGCCCTGACCCTGCCCACTTGCGGTTGGGTACTCGCTCCTGTGTACGGCCTTGCCTCTGCGGGGTTGACGGTTGTCATCCTGCAACTGACCAACCGATGACCCAAGACGAGTTTGTCCTTGCGCAAAAACACCGCCATTATTGGGACCAGTACCAAGCCGCCCTTTTCATGCGGCTCTCCCCCGAAGCGGTCCACGATTTGCAGACCATCCTCGTGGCTCATGGCAGACCCAACACGAATTGGTGGTGTGCGGACTGCGTAAAATCGGCCCTCCAATACATTTACCAAGAGGCGGACCAGTTCGCCGAAGCCAACCACCACACCGTTACCCATGCCCTCAACCAAAGCCCCCAATGATGAGGCCCAAGTGCAAGCCCGCATGGATTCGCTGATGATGGTCATCACGACCCTTTGCGACTGCATTGGAGCGGTGGAGGAATCCAACTCCCCGAACGCTTTTGCGGTGAAGATGAAAATCGTGGACAAGATTGACGAACTGATTGATAAAATTGAATACTGATGGGAGCAGGACGGCCACGGGTATTTGCGAACCCCCAAGAACTTTGGGATGAGTTCAGCGAGTATTGCGTCAATACAAAGAAGCAACCCATCCTTGTAAAAGATTGGATTGGCCCCAAAGCCGTGGAGGTCTTTCGGGAAAAAGAAGCCCCATTGACCATGGAGGGGTTTAAATTGCACCTTTGGGACAAGGGTATTGCCGATGGGGGGAGGGACTATTTTAACAACAAAGGGGGAGCATACGAAGAATTTACCGCAATCTGCCAGCGCATAAAGGAAGCCATCCGAGCCGACCAAATCAAGGGAGGCATGGCGGGCATCTACAACCCCTCCATCACCCAGCGGTTGAACGGGTTGGTAGAAAAGCAGGAAACGAGTATCACCATTGAGCAGCCGCTTTTTGGGGAATAGTATTGCGGGTTTGCGAAAGGCTCGTATCTTTGTGTCAGTCAGGTGGCGGAATTGAGCATCGGCTTACGATAGTCCTTCAAACGGGAAGTGCGCATACCCTACTATCGGCCCTCCCCTGACTACACGGCTATGTGGTGGGAGGCCACCCATACAACACCTTGTATGATTGCGGGTTCAACTCCTGCCATGGCCGCAAAACCATTTCGTTGACGCCAACAAAATGATGTTCCAGTACACCACCGCCATCCGCAAAATTCGGGCGATGACCGCTCGGAAGAAGGTGATACAAGGTGGCACAAGTGCGTCCAAAACCTTCGGCATCCTTGCGGTGCTGATTGACCATGCGGCCCGCCATCCCAAGTCGGAGATTTCGGTGGTGTCCGAATCCGTCCCTCACCTACGACGGGGAGCCATCAAGGACTTCGCCAAGATTATGCAATGGACCCACCGTTGGGTTCCCGACCGCTGGAACAAGACCCTGCTCCAGTACAACTTCGCCAACGGTTCCACGATTGAGTTCTTTTCGGCCGATTCGGAAGCACGCCTCCGAGGGGCAAGGAGGCAGATACTTTACATCAACGAGGCGAACAACATCGACTTCGATTCCTACTACCAGTTGGCGATTCGTACATCGCAGGAAATCTACATTGACTTCAACCCCACCCACGAATTTTGGGCGCACACCGAGGTCCTTCCCGAAACGGATGCGGAGTTCCTTATCCTGACCTACCAAGACAACGAGGCGCTTCCCGATACGATTCGGAACGATATTGAACTAAACCGCACCAAAGCGGAGCATTCCGCCTACTGGGCGAACTGGTGGAAGGTTTACGGGTTGGGCCAAGTCGGGACGCTCCAAGGGGCTATCTACGGCGATTACACGGTGGTTGAAGGTATAGACCCATCCACGATGAAATTCGTCGCCTACGGCCTTGACTGGGGGTTCAGCAACGACCCTACAGCCTTGGTTGCCGTGTACCGCAGGGGGGATGACTTGTTTGTGCATGAGTTGCTCTACCATCGGGGGCTGACCAACTCCGACATCGCCACCCGACTGAAAGAGTTCGGCATTACAAGGGCTTGGGAAATCGTGGCCGATTCAGCAGAACCCAAGAGCATTGAGGAAATCTATCGGCTGGGTTTCAATATCAAGCCAGCGAGCAAGGGACCCGATTCGGTCAGGCAGGGGATAGATGTCGTCAAGCGGTTCAACCTCCATGTCACGAAAGATTCCACCAACCTGATAAAAGAACTCCGCTCGTACACTTGGGCCACCGATAAAGACGGCAAGGACACGGGGGTCCCGATTGATTCCTACAACCACGCCTGCGATGCCCTGCGATATGTGGCCCTCAACAAATTGGCCGTCAGCAACTCGGGGAAGTACTTGGTGGTGTAACTTTGGGGCATGAACCTCGAATCCCTCCTTGACCTCGCCTTGGCCATCGGTCGGGTCGTGCTGGCCTTGGTCTTCATCGGCTGCATCTTAACCCTCCTTTTCACCCAATGAAACTCATCCACTACTACCACATTTATTGCGGCGGAGGCGGCCAATGGCAACTGATCATGCACCAACACATGATGGCCCTGTGCAACTACGGGCTGATAGAACAGTTGGACGAGATTCGGGTGGGCATCGTCGGACCTCCCGACCAGCGGAAGGTCGTGAAAGAAATCTTGGACAATTCCCTCGTGGCTTCCAAAATCAAGGTGGTGGTCACCCGAACCAACGCTTGGGAGCAAGCGACGCTGACCGAGATGTACAAGGCGAGCCAAACCGAGGATGCCGCCTACCTCTACGGGCATACCAAGGGGTCCGCTGACCCGTCGCTTGTGAAGCAGATGTGGTGCAGGTCTATGATTTTTTTTAACATTGTCGCATGGGAACGCTCCCTTGCAGAACTGGAGAAAGTGGATTGCGTTGGAACGCATTGGCTCACCACCGAGCAGTTCCCCCAAATAGCGGATCAAAACAATCCCGACGGTTACCCATATTTTGCAGGTAACTTTTGGTGGGCCAAGTCGTCCCATGTACGGGAACTCGGTGAACCGCTCCGTGAGCATCGCTACCAGGCCGAAACTTGGATTGGCAAGCGTGAAGGCATGACCGTGTACGACCCCAACCCAGGATGGCCCGACCCAAGTAAGTTTGTCATCACATTCTAACCATGAAACTGCTCGCCAATATCGCCTACCACCACCACCCCAATAGGGTGGAGAATTTGATTAAGGTCATTGAGGCCATCAAGTCCTACCCCGTGCAGTCGGACATCTTCGTAGACACCAACGACCACGCTGCCGCTCACGAACTCGCTCACCTTCCCGTTACCTTCCACACCCACACGGCAATGGGGCATCCTTGGGAACTGACCAGCAAGCACCGCCACAGGATTGCGGAGGTGTATCGGCACTTTGACTGGGTGGCGTATTTTGAGGACGACATGATGCTTCCCAAGGAGGGATTCGTCAACTTCACCAAGCAGTTCGACCCGATGTTTGAGGACAACTTGTACCCGTCCTTCACTCGGATTGAAACCTACCCCAATGTGGAAGGCGAATTTAGCCCCGACATTACATTCAATCCTACACCGAATATGTGGAAGGAGTGGAACGGGAAGACCTACGCAAGCCTTCCGTTTTACATCAATTACCACGCTTTTTGGATGTTCAGCACCAAGCGTCTTGCCGAGGTGTTGAGCCGCAACCCGCAAGCGTTGCAGGTTATACCGAACAACGGCCTCTATCGTGAATCCCTTGCCTCCCTACCCATTTGGTCTTTGGAACTGAAGCCCATGCTGGAGATGACCGAGCAGGGCGAACTTGCGGACCATTGCAAGGTCTATCACCTATCCAACAATTATCGGGACAACAGTAGGAACATCAAAGAAATCTTTAAGCGATGAAACACGACCACATCTTCGGCTGGTCCAGCCCACAGGA